AAACCTTGCAGGAGCAACAGACGCTAACGGAGTTGTTGGATTTAAGTCTACAGAATTGCCAACACTTACTACCACAGCAGCGACAAACGTTACCATCACAATGGGTACAGGTACTGAGGGAGTAAAGTGGTACTTCTTAGAAGGCACGGGCACAGCACCAAGTGCAGTGAACGTTGGTTCTGCTTTACCTACAGGAGCGACAGAGGTAACAGTAACAGTATCAAAAACAGTCGGCAGTGGAAATTATGGATTGCTTTATGGTGTTAAAGATGGGCTAGTAGTTATCTTTGATAGCATTAAAGCATCAGCAGCAGGATAAGGAATAGGACATGGCATACGCAACAGAAGAATTTTATAAAGAAAAATACTTTGGAGCTATCGGAGGCGAGGCATTCCTTGACAAAGCGAGCTTGGATATAGATTTAATGTTACCGTATGCTATTAACATTGATAACCTAAGCGAGACAGCCCTTGACTGTTTAGCGATGGCGAATTGTGCACAGGCAGAAGGTTATGTGTTACATGGCGACCCATCGCAAAGCACGAGCGGTTCTGTTTCGCTTGGTTCATTTTCTACTAGCGAAGGCGGAGCAAAGCAAACTGGTTTATTGTTTGACAAGACAAGCAGATATTTATCACTTGCAGGTTTTGGTTATAGAGGAGTACCGAGGGTAGGCAGATGAAACAAATACCACTGGAGATACTAAAAAACAAAGCAACACTTTTTCCTTACACAGGGCAAGATGATTATGGCAACGCACAACACGGGAAGGAAGTGGAGCTTCAAAATATTTATATCGAGCCAGTAACAAGTGCATTTGTACAATCGCTTGGTGAAGGCGAACGCTATGAACTCACTTTGTATTATGATGCAGTGAACTCTACACCGAGTGTAAAGTTTAGTAGCCTTGACAAAATTGTTTACGATGGCAAAGAGTATGGAGTGCGAATGGTTGCAAAGTTTTTCAATCCATTCACAAACAAACTACACCATAGCGAGGTCAGACTGTATGGAAATTAAAGTAAAGCTAGAGTTTGATGTTGACAAAATCAAGAAACAGAAACAAGGGAACTTGGACAGGACGCAAGATTTTTTAGATCAGCGAGTTTTGAACGACAGCAACTATTTTATTCCTATGCAGGAAGGCTTTTTGAAAAACAGCGGACACGTAGTTAAGCGAGGGCAGATTGAATGGTCGGCAGAGTACGCACGTAAACAATACTATGGACTACCAAACAAAAGCAAGCAAGTAAACCCTAATGCAAGCATGAAATGGTTTGAGCAAGCAAAGGCTAGGAAAATGAAAGAGTGGGAAAGGATAGCAAACGGTGAATATAATAAATGATGTGAAAAATTATCTTGATGTCTTAGACTTAAACTTGTATGCACCGATAGGCTTAGAGGCATTTGGTTTATTAAGCGAGTCGATTGTTATCCGTAGCGACCCATCAGAGGCAACAGTAACAGAATTTATTGACGGTTCTTCTACAGGTAGGCAGTCAATAAGTTTCTATGCAAGAAGTAAGGCACCGACAAATGCAATAGAGGCATTAGTAAAAATTAAAAACGCATTAGACAAAACAGAACTGTCTTTGACTGATGTATTATGTATACGAGTAACACCAAGGACGCTACCAGCAATCGTTGAAAAAAACGACACGGGCGAATTTGTGTACACGATGGTTGTCGACATTGAGTTTGACAATAACAATAAATTTTAATGAGGTAAGAATATGGCAGTAAGCGATGGAACAATGTTAAAGAAGCACCATGTAGGTTTGTGGCTTAATGGTGGAACATACGAAGCCCCGCAATGGGTACGCATAAAAAAATCTACAGAAAACACAATCACAATGAACGCAGAAACACGAGAGGTTGACTATATTGTTGACGAGAACCCAACGACAATTTTGGATAAATACAAGCCTTCACTTTCCCAACCGATTATTATGTACAAAGGCGAGCCAGACTTTGAATTTGTGTTTGATAAGTTTTTCAAACAATCAGTCGGAGCAGATGCAGAGGGCGAAGTGCTTATCGTTTTTTATGGAGCTGATGGAGGCACAGGACGAGCGAAGGCATGGCGAAGCAAATGTATATTTACAATCGACAGTCTTAATCCAGTTGACTCTACTATCACAGTGGGCATTGACTTTGCAGGCACGACCGAGAAGGTAGAAGTGGATACAGACTTGAATATTTACGAACTTGACAGCGAAGATGAAACAGTCGACCAAATTATAGAAGTCGTTAAAGGATTAGCAACAGTTGAAGGTGCTACCGTTGAAATTGACGGAGTGAAGAAAACTACAGACGCAGAAGGTAAGGCGACGTTTAAGCTTATTAGTGGCAAGACATACGCAGTTACAGCATACAAAGATGATGACATTGCATCGGACTTTGTTACTGTACCAGATGAAAATTTTAGTTTGGATATTGCATGAACCTAGCGAAAGCATTCTTGCCTGAGGCGGTAGAAGTCTTGGGCAAGTTTTATAAAATACACACAGGGCATTCCTTTTGGTTTCGTTTCTCACAGTTATTAAACGAGGATAAACTTTTTTTGCATGATGCAGATTTTTTATACGATGGTGAAATCCCCGAGGACAGGCAAGCAGGCTTTGATGCCTTGTGTAAATTTTTTTATGAAAAGAAAGAAATCCCACGAGGCGAAGGTGGAGAAAATATCTTAGACTATGACATTGACGCTGAACTTTTATACGCAGGTATTTTACAATGTTACGGTATAGATTTATTTGATGAGCAGTATCATTGGCATAAGGTGCGAGCGATGATTGTAGGGCTACACGGCACGAAGCTAAACGAAGTGTTTGGCATACGAAGTTGGAGCGATACAAAAAACAAAGAGGCAATGAAGTTGAAAAGAGAATGGGCATTGCCAGAAAAAGAAAACAAAGAGGCTATAGACTTCTTTGACAAATTTGGAGCGTAGAGAATGGCAGACGGCAAAGTAACGATAGATACAGAGTTAAATAATAAAGGACTAGACAAAGGGCTCAAGGACTCGGGCAGTAAACTAAAAGACTTTGCCAAGACAGCAGGTAAGGCAGGAGTAACAGCTGCCGCAGCTGCGGTATCTATCAAAGCCATAGCTACAGGAGTCAAGGAAGTTACCGAAGCATATAAGGGACAAATCAAAAGCGAGAAGATGCTTGAAAGTGCTTCAAAAAATAATCCATACCTTGACAGTAGGAGTGTACAACAATTAAAAGAGTATGCGGACAACATACAAACGTTGACAGGACACGATAATGTTTTAATACAAGAATACATGACGATGTTGGCAGGTGCGGGGAGAACACAAGAGCAAATACAAGAAATCATATCTGCATCCGCAGACCTTGCGAGTGCAGGTTTAATGGACATGGGGACAGCAGTCAAGGAGTTATCAAAAAGCTACGAAGGGGAAGGGCGAACATTAAAAATGCTTATACCCGCCGTCAATAGTTTGACCGAAGAGGAAATGAAACAAGGACGGGCGATTGATGTAATTAAAAAAGCATACGGAGGATTAGCAGAGGAAACGTTTGCAGCAACAGGGTCAGCAGAAAGATTAAAGAATGCATGGGGAGATTTGAAAAAGGAACTAGGGGCTCCGATAGAGGCATTGACTGCACCAGGAAGAAAGTCGATTGCTGAATTTACCGACGAGCTTACAAATGGGTTGCGTGTTTTTAGAGAATGGGAAGAAGCAACTAAAAAAAGAGAAACTGGAAAAGAAGATGCTAGCAGTATACAAAAAGAAATAGATTTTTTAGAAAAACAAAAGGAACTGTCAGAGAAAACACTAGAGCAAATAGAAAATGCAAGCAGTTTTCAGGTTTTTTTTATGGGTGGTGAAAAAGGACGAGAAAAAGCAAAAGAGCAACAGCAAAAAATAAGAGACAACCTACAAAAACAAATAGACCTATACGAAAAAGAGAGAGATGTAAAAGCAGAAATAGAAGATGAAAACAACAAGCTAATACAGCAAGAAGACGAGCTTGCAGAAAAAAGAGCAAAACAAAAAGAGCGAGATGAAAAAGCACAGGAACATATCGACAGTGTAACAAAAGCATTAGCAGACCAACTAGAAGCCATGCGGGTAAACGCAGAGCTTAGAAACGAAGAGGTAGACACAGCAGAAGAGCTAAACGCATACATGAGTGCGTATGTTGACCTAGTAGTAAAATCAAATGGGCTTGTAACAGAAAATCATACCGTAGCAAAAAACATGCTCGGTACAATAAAAGAGATGGCAGATGCAGAGGCAAAGAAAACAAAATCACTAAAAGAACAAGCCGAGCTAGAAGAAGCGATGAAGGAGTTTTACGACTTCCTTGGCGAACTACAAGATGAATTGAGCGAGATTGACTTTTATAAAAATCAAATAAAAGAACTAGAAAAGCGTAAAGACGATGCGATAAAATTAAAAAACATAGAAGCAGATGAAAAACTAAAGATAGAAAAAGAGTTTGCGGAGGCGAAGGCAAAGCTTGATGAAAAAATAACACAGCTTGAAAAAGAACAGCAACGAGAACGCATAGATAACTACATAAGCATTGCGAAAGAGTTTGCGGACGAATATGCAAACGCAATGAACAACATAACACGCTTAGCGAGCGAGGGCGTAGAAGCAAGGGCATACCTTAGCACAAAAGAAGCCGAGAAAATGTACAATGACGGCGAGATAGGATACGAAGAGTACCAAGAAAAACTTTCGGACATAGAAAAAGAAAGTGCCAAGCAAAGATATAAAATAGCGATGTGGGAGTGGGGAGTACAGTTGGTACAAGCCATAGCAAACACAGCAGTGGCGGTTAACAAAGCATTGTCAAGTTCGGCACCACCGCTTAACTTTATTTTAGCAGGACTTGTAGCGACAGCAGGAGCGGCACAGACAGCTCTTATTACAGCAAACAAGCCAGTCGCCCCTTCCTTTGCTACAGGTGGAATAGTCGGAGGCACGAGTTACACAGGCGACAGGGTGCAAGCAAACGTGAACAGTGGCGAAATGATTTTGACATACGCACAGCAAAAAAGATTATTTGATATAGCCAACGGAGGGCGAACTGGTGGCAATGTGCAAGTGTTTAATTCCGCAAGCAATGATGTAAACGTTAGACCAGAGATAACACCAGAGGGAGTGCGGATTTTAATACGAAAGGTTGTGAATGAAGATATGGCAAGTGGGCGATATAACAAAAGCTACAAAAAAATGCGAGGCGGACTGAACGGAGTACGCTTGACGAACTAAGGAGTTGACATGGTACAGTGGGCAGACGGAGTAAATAAAAAAGCATACGGCATGAGCATAGGCGAAGTCGATAATATAATCTACACAGAGTTTGAAAGCGGTAAAGCACGAACAAGAAAAAGAAACAGCATTGCAAAAGGTCGGTACAGTTTTTTATTGTTACTAGATGATCTTGGACACGACAGCGAGTATAAAAAGTTTTTACATTGGTGGAAGTTTACTTTGCAAAGTGGTGCGCAATCTTTTTTGTTTCCGAACCTTGACGGCAAAAATGAAAATACCGAGTACAGAGTAGTAGAGCCTTTTGAAGCAGTCGGACAGCGATGGAAAGAAGTGAGCCTGAGCGTGGAGGAAGTATGAGCCTAGAAAAGTTACTACAAAAAAACGGAGCGTACTCTTTACCTTTTCTTGTTAAAATATCCAATCACGGAGATACAGAAAGTATACGAATTGTGAACGACGTGAATGATGTTGTGTACCAAGGGCAAACATACACAGCGAGTACTTTTGAATTTACACCTAATAGCGATGTATTAGGATTAGATGGCGGTGGAAGGTTAAGCATAACAGTAGTTGACAATAATTTAATCGAGCTTATAGAAAGCAATTATAATTTGAAAATAGAAGTACTAGGGATATTATTAGACAACGAAGTAACACCGTTAGAAAATTTTAGAAGCTTATATGGGTCGGTAACATGGGACGGTTTGACGGCAGAGTTTGACTTTGAGCCAGACGACAGAATGAACATGACTTTTCCTGCTTTAATATTTAACCACTATAACAACAGGGGGAATATGTGAGATATGACGATTTGCTTAGCGTACCATATTTAGAGAAAGGCAGAACAAAAAAAGGCATGGACTGTTATGGCTTAGTGCTTGAGTGCATGAGCCGAAGCGGTAGGAAACTAAAAGACTTTGAAAACTTAGCATATGTACCGAGCGAGCAGTTGAATGAATATGTTGTGAGCCTTGGAGCGAAAGAATTAGATGAGCCGAAAAACGGATGCTTGGTGCAATGTGTTTGGGAAGGGCGATTGCATATCGGTTATGTATTAGACAAGGCGACTTGTTTGCATATGACCAACAAGGGTGCGAGAGTATCTCCTTTGATTGCTTTAAGAGAAAAGAAATATTTTGAGGTGGGCGAATGAAAGCGACAGTATACAGAGGCATTGGCGACAAGCATGAGTTGATACCATTTGAAGCGGGAAAAACGATTGCGGAATGTTTTGACTTTGACTTATCTAATGCGGTTATATTAAAAAACGGACTCATAGCAAACAAGGACGATATACTTGCAGAGGGCGATGTACTCTTAATAAGAGACATTCCATTGGCACCTGTTGCGATAGTCGCAGCGATCGTAGCGGTTCCATTTGTAGTTATTGGCATAGATAAAACTGTTGGGCTTGTTAAAGACATACAAAAAGCAAAACAGATGCAAGCGGATGCAGAAAAACTATCCAAGAGTTTGAAGGACGAAGTTAAGAACATACCGTATTTGCGAGGTGCTCAAAATCAAATAGCATTAGGACAAACACAGCCTTTAATCTTAGGACAGCATTTATTCACACCGTACCTTGCGACGGGGACGTTTAGCAAGATAGGTGGAGCAACAGGCAAAGACCAATTTTTTCATATGGTGCTACAGGCAGGTTTTGCAAAAACAGTTATTAAAGAATTATCTTGCGATGATGTAGTATTAAAAAAATGGGATACCGACGAGCCACAACAAGGAGTATATAACTTTGACAGCGGAATTTTTTATGACGATAAAAATAAAATCGAAGTAGTACAAGACGGCAGTCCTTTCACAACGGCAGAGTTTAATAAAGTAATCCATACTGAAACACCTAACACAACGATAGACAAAGCAGACAGTGAGAATTACCCAGTAGGCGGGTATGTTTTTACCTTACCAAAAAACACAATGGCGGTAGAGTTGTGTATCTTGTTTAGAGGTTTGATTTGCTATGCAAGCGATGGAGCAAAACTAAAACGAACCGTTACAATTTATCCAGAGTATAAGATTGGCAACGGAGCTTGGACACGGTTTACATTTGACCAAAACGGGACAGCATCAAATACTTTTTCGTACATGAGCCTTGAGCAAATGCGATTTGTAGCAAGGAAAGAGTTTAGTTTTAACGAAGTGAAAGACGTTAGCGAACCTATCCTTGTTCGGTTACTTTGCGACACAGCACGATATGAAGGCAGTGCAAGAGATGATGTTTCTTTACTTTGGATACAGTCAGAAAAATATGACAAAGAACAATCTATAAATAATTTTGTACCAGAAGAAATAGTCGGAAGTACAGAACGAGCTTTGTCTAATCTAGTCGGGCTAAAAATAAAAGTTACAGAAAACAATCAAGACAAACTAAATAAAATAAATATGGTATTGCAATCGGTAGCCAAGACATGGAACGGTAGCACGTGGAGTGTAAACAAAGAGCCTACAAGAAACCCAGCAAGTTTATTGCTAGAGGTTTTGACGAGTGATACACACAAGGCATCGCAGATTAAGGAGTCGGAAATAGACTTAGACTCATTTGGTGAACTGTACGAATACTGTGAGGAAAAAGGTTTTAAGTTTGACATTGTTTTGACAGAGGGACAAACGAAGCAAGAAGTTTGTGAAATGATTTTAGAAAATTGTAATGCAATACTTTACAAAAGTATCACAGGTTTGATGACAGTAGCGATAGACAAACCGAAAGAAAACGCTATTGCTTTATTTAACAGCCAAAATATTTTAAGCATTGAAAACAAAAAAAACATAGAGCGGAAAGCAGACGGGATAAAAATAAATTACATATCACGAGCGGGCGGGTATGTAAACAGTAGTTATCTTGTAATGAGAGATGGACAAGCTCGGACAGCAGACTCAATTTTGATTGAGCTAAACACGCAAGGCATGACCGAGTATGAGCATATAGTCAAGTACGCACGCAAGCTTTTAGCATCGGAGCTTTTACAGCCAAAACAAACGATTATCGAAGTAGGTAAAGAAGGAATTTATTACACACCGTTAAGCAAAGTTTTACTACAACACGACAGTTTGAAGGTCGGCAAAGGAAACGCAGAAGTAAAAAGCCTTATCGTTGATGACTATAATGTTGTCGGCTTAAAACTTTATGAGCCAGTGGAGTATGACGAGAACGAAACAAACGGCATGATAATTGTCGGAGCACAAAACGGAGCCCATGTTTTTTATTCACTTAAGTATACAGCATTAGAAAGCTTTACAGACACCGTTGAATTAGTAGAGCCTATCCCATTAAGTGCAAGCAACAAGCCACAACAGGGCGATATTTTATCGTATGGACTTATTGACGGAGAGTTTGCGAAAATTACAACCGAGATGTTAATCATCGGCAGTGAGCCAACAGAAAATGGGCATAGGCTAACATTGGTAGATTATAACGAAGCAGTGTATGAGACGGGAGCAATACCAGCGTATGAGCCAAGCTTTACCACAAGTACAAACTTTGAAGCGACCAAGCCAGTGTTAGACGGCACACCTCCACCACCAACGATGGACGAGCTACAAGAGGTGAAGAATCAAGCGCAGGTTGTTATATTAGAGCTAAGCACGCCAAGTGTAACACGCGGACGACAAAATATTTTAGAGCCAAACCCGATTGTTGCAAACGCAAAAACAATCAACGGTGCATTTAATGGCTTATTTGTTTTAGAAGCGACATATAACCATCTGCATTGGCAAACAGTTGCAGAAAGCAGTGAACCAGAAAGCAGTAGAGAGTTTAATTTACCCGTTACTATTACCGTTGACGATGAGCAACACTTTGCCGTTAGCTTTAGAGTGAGTGTAAGAGAAGCCATTGAAACAATTATCGATGACGAGACAGCGTACAGTACTGGTGATTTATTTGCACAAAAAGATATAGCGGTTATCTTGAACACAGACGCACGACCGATTTATTGGGGAGCAAGAGATACATATCCCGTAGGCAATTTGCAAGTAGGCGACTTTTACTTTGATACAAACACGCAGGAATTAGACGGTGGAGTACTTAGAGTTTGGACAGGCAGTGCATGGGTGCTTTTTAATCCAAACGACAGTACGTACGCTAATGCTTTTAATATCGCAGTTACAGATATTATGGTTTGGGTGCGAGAACATGGCGTAGAAAACTTTGTTGCAATCAACGCAATCTTTGAAAGTATCGGAGCAAGTAGGGCATTCATCACAGTTTTAGAAGCACACGAGTTAAAGTTGACTGGTACGTTTAGCGGTGGGCGAACACAAATAAAAGACGTTATCATATCGGTACAAGAGAGCCTTGGAGTAGTGGATTCATCTTTTCATGGTACTGGCAAAAACGATTTAAGTGTAGTAGAGGAAAGTGAAGAAAAAGGTTTTGTAGAGGTTAAAGTTTTATCCCCAGAGGTAGGCGACCAAACACCTTTTGGCGGTACGATATTTGACACGAGCGGAAAGGAAGTACACAGCGATAGACTACAAGAGCAAGACTGGAACACAGCTAAATCATGGGCAGAGGAAACACGAAACGGTAAAGCATGGCGACTACCGACACGAGCCGAGCTATCACAGATAAACCCTAGCGGTGCATGGTGGACAGGAGAAACCAGTGGCGATGAAGTGTATATTTGGGAAGGTGGTAACAGCAACCTTGCGAACAAACAGGGCTTTGTGGAT